ATCAGCGCAAAAGACGTTATAGTTTTAAGCGTTGCGTCTGGTGCTACCGCTGGTGCATACAACTGCTGGATTTCTAGCAAAGCTACTGGAAGTTGCGTAATTACAATACGTAACCTTTCGGGCGGTTCGCTGTCTGAGGCTTTTGTGCTTAACTTTGCAGTTATCCACGTTTTATAATGCTAAATGGGGGACTTCGGTTCCCCAACTAACTATGACTATATATCTAAGACATCCTGATCACGGTAGTAAAGTTGCTACGATGGAACAAGAAGCAGAATTTGATGAACAAAATGGCTGGGTGCGTTATACTGACGATACGCCATCCGAAGAAGAAATGATTGCGGCTCCTGTCAATACATTGGAAGTAAAAAGACGTCGTAAAACTATCGAGTAAAGGGTGAGTTATGGCAATTTATACCGCCAACGATCAAATTAATGGGGCGCTACGTCTATTAGGGGTGTTGGCTGAAGGTGAAACGCCGTCTGCCGCCACATCGCAAGATGCTTTAACAGCTTTAAATCAAATGATTGATTCATGGAATACTGAGCGTCTATCGGTATTTTCTACGCAAGACCAAGTATTTAATTGGCCACCTAATGTATTAAGTAGAACACTAGGGCCTACAGGTGATTTTGTAGGTAATCGACCTGTTCTATTAGACGATTCTACTTATTTTATTGATCCTGCCAACGGTATCTCGTTTGGTATTAAGATGATTAATCAACAACAATATAATGGTATTGCCGTTAAAACAGTTACTAGCACATACCCGCAAGTAATATTTACCAATATGACGTACCCTAATATTGAGATGTATATCTATCCTAAACCAACAAAAGTGTTGCAATGGCATTTTATTTCGGTTCAAGAATTAACACAACCTGCTACCTTAGCAACACCTATAACATTCCCACCAGGCTATTTACGCGCTTTTAAATATAACTTAGCGTGTGAGTTTGCTGCCGAATTTGGTGTTGAGCCAAGCCCACAAGTATCACGGATTGCGATGACGTCTAAGCGCAATCTAAAACGTATTAACAACCCAGATGACATTATGTCATTACCGTATAGTATTGTTGGCACACGTCAACGGTACAATATATTTGCAGGAAATTATTAAGGATAAATCATGGCTACGATTGCTATTTCAGCTTTACCCGTCGCAACTTCTCAAGCTGGGGCTGACGTGTTGCCAATTGTGCAAGCAACTACTAGCACGACTAAACAACTGTCTATAACTAATTTGTTTACTAGCCCCGCGTTTGTTACGCCCACTTTAGGTGTAGCAACAGGCACAAATCTTAGCACAACAGGTAATCAAGTTATTTCAAGCACAGGTAAACATGGCTATGCTACAGGTTCAGGCGGTACTGTAACGCAAATTACTAGCAAAGCAACAGGCGTAACATTAAGTAAGTCTACTGGGCAAATTACATTAAACAACGCCGCGTTAGCTGCCGATACAACTGTTAGTTTTACCTTAACTAATACTGTAATTGAAGCAGGCGATATTTTAATAATGAATCATATTAGCGGTGGTACGGCTGGCTCTTATTTATTAAATGCTCAGTCAGCAGCAGGATCAGCAAGCATTAATGTGCGTAATATTACAACAGGTTCATTATCTGAAGCTATTGTTATTGCATTTGCGGTAATTAAGGCTGTAACCGCATAAACAATGAAAACCCCGATTTTAGGTCAATCGTATGTTGCACGTAGTATTAATGCGGCAAATGCCCGTATGGTTAATCTTTTTCCTGAAGTTGTAACTGAAGGAGAAGAAACAGGGTTTTTACAACGCGCACCAGGGCTAAAGTTTTTACAAACTATTGGCGACGGCCCTATTCGAGCATTGTGGGCGCACCAAACAAATGGTTCAGATTTTTATGTAGTGTCTGGACAAAAATTTTATAAGCTAACAGGTACTACAGCTACACCAACACTTTTAGGTACTGTATCAGGTACAGGCCCAATATCTATTGCCGATAATGGCACACAAATATTTTTAGCGTGTAACCCTGATGGTTTTATTTATAACGAAGTAACTAACGTATTTGCACAAATTACCGATCCTGATTTCCCTGGCGCCGTGACCGTATCGTACTTAGATGGCTATTTTGTGTTTAACCAACCCAATAGTCAAATAATATGGGTGTCTCAACTATTAGATGGCTCATCTGTTGATCCATTAGACTTTGCTAGTGCTGAAGGTTCACCTGACGGTGTAGTAGCGCTCATATCAGATCACCGTGAGCTATGGGTGTTTGGTACGGATTCTGTAGAAGTTTGGTACGATTCAGGCGCCGCAGATTTTCCTCTTACGCGTATTCAAGGTGCTTTTAATGAAATTGGTTGCGTTGCACCATTTTCAGTTGCTAAGTTAGATAACGGTTTATTTTGGCTAGGCACAGACGCCCGTGGTCAGGGTATTGTTTACCGTGCTAACGGCTACACAGGTGTTCGGGTTTCTACCCATGCAATTGAGTGGCAAATACAACAGTACGGCAATATATCCGACGCGGTGGCGTATACCTATCAACAAGACGGTCATGCGTTTTATGTAATTAGTTTTCCAACTGGCAACGCCACATGGGTTTATGACGTATCTACGCAGGCGTGGCATGAGCGTGCAGGCTTTATTGACGGTGAATTTACAAGGCATCGTAGTAATAACCAATGTAATTTTGGCGGCACAATTATTGTTGGTGACTATCAAAACGGCAACATTTATCAGCTTGACTTAAATACTTACGCAGATAATGGGCAACCTCAAAAATGGTTGCGCTCATGGCGCGCATTAATGCCAGGGCAAAATAACTTTAAACGTACAGCACAACATACTTTACAACTTAATGCCGAAACAGGCGTGGGATTAGAAGTATACCCAGAGTATTTACCTGAAGATATAGCAACCGAAGATGGCAAAGAAATTATTGCTGAGTATGTACAAAATACTTTAGCTACTCAAGCTGGATTAGAATTAACTACTGAGTCAAATGATGAGTTTGAACTTATAGGTACTAACACAAGCCCCGATGACATTAACGGTTATATTTTAGCGACTATTGGCTATCCAGCCGCGCCTGGCTATAATCCACAAGCCATGTTGCGTTGGTCAGACGATGCGGGTCACACATGGTCAAATGAGCATTGGTCATCAATGGGCAAAATTGGTCAATATGGATCCCGTACCTTTTGGCGTCGGCTTGGCATGACTGTTAAATTGCGTGATCGTGTCTATGAAGTGTCAGGCACCGATCCAGTAAAGATTGCTATTACCAACGCTGAATTATTAGTTTCGCCAACTAATGCCTGATCCAATTAACATTACGCAGATTCCTGCGCCTAGAGTTGAGTTAATAGATCCACGCACAGGTTTAATGTCGCGGGAATGGTTTAGGTTCTTTACTAATATTTATACAATTGTAGGCGCTGATTTAGGTATTATTCAAATACCAAATGGCGGTACAGGACTAAGTAGTTACCCTTTAGATGGTCAATTATTAATTGGCAATACAGCAGGGCAAAAATATAACCTAAATACATTAACGGCTGGTTTAGGTATAGCTATTACTAACGGTGCGGGTACTATAACTATTGCTGGTACAGGCGGTACGGTTACTAGCGTGTCTGTTGTATCGGCTAATGGCTTTGCTGGTACGGTTGCTACAAACACTACTACGCCTGCTATTACGTTAACTACAACCATTACAGGTATTCTTAAAGGCAACGGTACAGCAATCAGCGCAGCCGTAAGCGGTACAGACTATGCGCCAGCTACAAGTGGCACGTCTATTCTGTACGGCAACGGCGCAGGTGGATTTAATAATGTTACCGTAGGCACAGGGTTAACCTTTGCAACAGGCACATTAAGCACAAGTGGCACCGTAACAACAAATGCGCCTGTTACCAAAACGGCTGATTTTAGTGTAGCATCTACAGATACATGGTTAATAAACAATAAGACAGGCTCTACTTGCACGGTTACGCTACCGTCGCCATCGGCTAACACAGGGCGGGTTTTATAT